ATTTAAAGTCTTTAAACCAATCATTTGATAATCTTCTACTGCAAGAATAGAGATTGGGTAATCTAAGCCACCATTTACAATAGGCACACCATTACTATTTGTATTAATGCGTACAAATGCTGAATCAATACTTAATGGTCTTTGATAATAAGCTGTAATTGTTGTAGAGCTTACATTTTGATAAATATTGATTTGATAAGTTCCTGCTTCATTGACGTTATTGCCTGCGCCTGTAAGCATTTTTTCAATGGTTGTTCCTGATGTAATGCCTGTGCCACTTAAAGTTTGACCTACATTAATTGCGCCTGAATTTATGCCAGTAACTGTTAAAATATTGCCTGAAATTGATCCTGTAAAACTTGCATTTATATCACCAGTAGGGCCAATGGTGTATTGAGTTTGTCCTGCAACAATAGGAAACACAATCTCATTTTTATAGAACACCATCATTTCTTCGTTTGACCATTGATCTACAAGGTCATTAAGCATATCAAAAGCATCTTGAGCTGCATCTGCGCTAGGGCTTTCACCAGCTTCTAATGCGCCTATGTCTTTTAATGCTCTAGAAACAATGTCATAAGGTGTGGTCATTTTACATTCCTACTTTAAATACTTGAGGTTGCCAAGGTGGCACAACTTTGTTTTCTAATGTTTCTAATTGTTCTTGAAGCCTTGCAGTAATATGACATTGACCATCTTTTACAGCTTCTTGTTCAATCCAACTTGCGACCATTTCTTCTGTTACTTTATCAAATTCAATCTTAGCAGTTGGGCAGTCAAAATACCAATTACCTTCAGTTTCTACTGATTTATCGTCTTTTGTAGCTGTGACATGATAACGAGCATGAATAATCACACCATCTTTAGCAGAAACTTCTAGGATTTTCCAAGTAAACATTATGCAGTTGCCCAAGGTAAACCTGTTTCTTGAACAGGGTTCTTCTGTGCTTCAATTTGTGCAGTCAATGATTCTTCTACTGTGTCTTTACCTAGTGAATCTTGCACCCAACCGACTACTACGGCTTGGGTTAAATCAGCATAAGGGATATAAGACTTATCTTCTTGTGTGTAGCCTACTGTGCCATAGGTAGAAGCAGTAAATTCACCATCTACTGCGTTTACTATGTAATGAACAGTAACTACAAAGCCATCAGAAGTAAGTCTGTCCATTTGTACTACATTCCATGTAAATTCCATGTTATTTATTCTCTAAAATTGCTACTCGTTTGCGAAGTGATTGAATTTCTGCAACTAAATTAGCAATTACCTCTGATGATGATGCCTGCATACCTTGATATAAAGGCACAATGCGAGTCGCTTTTACTCCTGAAGAATCTATATATTCTTCTTCTTGAGTCGCATCTTTTTCACCTGAAACAGATGATGGCGAAACTTCCGCAAATTCATGGGCTATAAATCCTGTTGCTTTACCACCACCCACCCATTCCCAAGTTTTAGGTTTAAGTGCATCAATAAATTCTCCTGAACCCGTAAGTGGGGCTTGATTGTTTTTTAAACGGTAATCGGAAGTTGTGTTGTAAGTAACTGCCGAAGTTTGTGCCACACGAGTAATTGAACCCGCTTCAGCAGAGTTTGATACAAAAGAAAGAAACTTAAATGCACTTGTGTTGGCAGAGGCTTTATCTGTAATTGTTTGTTGTCCAGCGTCTTTAACATTCCACAGGGTGTCGCTTAAAGAAAATGAAGAACTACCACTAGTAGCAGAACTTAACAACGACATACCATTACTGTAATTATTAAAAGTCCATTGCCAATTTTTTACAGACGCAGACGAAGTTGAAAGCCATGACATGATAAAACCAGTATCGCCATTGGCGGTGTTTCCTATTGTCATATTTGGCGAACCAACACCAGTGACAAAATTAGATTGACTAGTAACGCCAAGCGTTCCTGCAACCGCTAATTTTGTAGAAGGACTACTTGTACCAATACCTACATTCTGTGATGAATCAATATATAAAGCATTTGTACCATTTGTTGATAATCCAAGTGCATTTGTAGCAGGAAGATATAAACCATTGCCAACAACAGATGATCCTGTTGGAATAAATTTTGTTGCAGTATCTGTTCCTGTATTTGTAAAAGACGTTGCAGAAAGTGATGTAAATGCGCCTGTATTCGGTGTTCCTGAACCAATAGTGCCTGGGGTTGTATAAACACTTGATGCAAGCATTGTGCTTGTAACTGTGCCTGTATCGCCTGTAGTTACAAGATTTCCGTTTACTGCTGGCACATTAAGTGAAAAATTGGTAGAAGGATTAGGGCCAACTAAGGCTGTTTGCCCACCTGCTGTTGCTTGAAAGACTAATTGACCCATGATTTTTTCCTATGGTGCTATATAAATTGTAGAAGCGGTTAATGCTCCTGTTGATGGATGATATTTTAACTTAGTTGAGCTTGTTTTTAAACCGGTATTGCCTGATGATGCGCTGACAAAAGTAATGTAATAGTCGCTATTTGTTGTTGTATCGTCAGTAATGGCTACGTTTGTAGCGTTTGTTGCTGTAGTCGCAGTTGTAGCAGTTGTAGCTGATCCTGCGTTTCCGTCAATGTTTGTGCCTGTTAAGCTAATTGATCCGCTTGCACGATTTAAAGCTATAGCAGTAGTGCCAATATAAACAGTAGAATTGCCTAAAACACCACTTGGAATCGTTCCTGATAGATTTCCAGCAGTTAAACTTGTAAGACTTGCTCCTGATCCGCTAAACCCTGTAGCTGTAAAAATGCCTGTAGAAGGGTTATATTGGAGTTTAGTAGAGCTTGTATATTCCGTTGATAGGTTTCCGCTTGTTTGATTTGCAAACAAAGGATAACGAGTGCTATTTGTAGTGGTGTCATCAGTAACAGTCGCATAAGAAGTAGGAGTTGTCCAAGTAGGAGTTCCTGTGCCTGCTGATGTTAATACTTGACCTGTTGTGCCAGCAGCCGTAAATCCTGTTGTGCTTGCAGCAGATTGCCAAGGAATAGCACCTGCAACTCCACCAGCTAGATTTGTAGAAGTCGTAGCTGTTGTGGCAGACCCTACTGAAAGAGTGCTTTGAGCAACATATTGAGGTGCAGAGCCACTAGACGTTAAAACATAGTTTGCAGAGCCAATGCCTAAGAAAGTCGTTGCGCCTGCGCCTGATTGATAAGGTAAAGAGCCTGCTAAACCACCTGACAAATTGGTTGCTGATGTAGCAGATGCTACTGCGCCACTTACGATTGAACCTAAAATTGATGTAATCCAGCTAGGATTTGAATAGCTACCAGTCGTATATACGCCATTAGTAACTGTTGCAGCGTTACCTGAAATACTAATACCCCATGTGCCACTTGCGTTTGTGCCTGATGTGCTAGGTGCGCCAATCGTGTTATATGAGATTGTAGGTGCTGTAGAGCCATTATAAGTGACAGGTGAAGCACCGCCTGTGCCAGAGCTATTAAATGTAATGCTATTCGTTACAGAACTTGCAGTAGTTGCTGTTGTTGCAGTTGCAGCATTTCCGCCAATGCTTAATCCTGATGCTGTGCCTGTTAGCCCAGTTCCAGCACCGCTAAAACTGCTATTAGCAGTAATGGTAGTACCAGTAATAGTTGAAGCAGTAGAAGCTCCAATAGTTGTACCATTGATTGATCCCCCTGTAATTGCTACGCTATTGGCATTTTGCGTTGATATTGTGCCAAGACCCGAAACTTGAGTATTAGCAATTGCGATACTTGTATTCGTTACGCTAGTGACTTGACCTTGAGCGTTTGTTACAAAGACTGGAACTGCGCTTGCAGAGCCATAAGTGCCTGCTGTTCCTATGTTAGTAATACTAAATGTATTAGAACTAAGGGATAACCCTGTGCCAGCATAATAAGTAGCAGAGCCTGAAAATTGAACCCAAGGCATTGCTGTGACATTAATTGTGCCTGTTTCTGATGCAATACAGACCCAACCTTGATCTGCTTGTCCACCATTTAAAATGACTGTGTAAGCACCTGGCACTTCTGCCCATACATCCATATCAATTGCACGAGTCCAAGTCGTAGATGATGCAATATAAATGCCGTTAAACTGACTTAAAGTCTGATTCTTAACGAGAACTCGATCACCAGCTAGGGTAGTGTACCCATCAATCGTTTGAAGCCCTAAAAGGGTTATATTGGCTGTTGTGCCGCATTGACACGCTGCTTTAGGGCCAAGACCTTGCGCTACTGTATCAACATACAGTTTATTTGTAATATCGGTGTTTCCACTAGGACTAGTAGTAACTTGTCCTGTCGTTGTAGTGATATTAGTAAAAACCCCAGTAGAAGGGGTTGTAGCACCAATAGTCGTGCTATCAATCGTACTATTCGTTATTGTTAAGCCGGATTGAACCGGATTAGTAGTAGCGTAAAAGGGCATATTCTGCCCTATAAACGTATTAAACGACCCATCCAAGTTAAAATACGCTTGGACAGGTAGTAGATTCTGGGTTACAGAATCATTTATGCTAGACATAAATTACCTTTAATAGGCAATACAGTTAATTAAAACCACATCTCCAGCAGACATATTTGCAGCAGCGCCTGTTGTAACAGAATAGCTAGTAAATGTAACTGATGTTGCTGTGCTACCTGTTAGCTGTAAAAACAATGAGCTTCCACTTGTTACATCGGCAGCAAAAGCTAACCAACCATTAGGGGCTGTAGGAAGGCTAATTGTTCCGTTCGCTGCGCCACCTGTGCCGACTGTTACTTTAAAACAAAAAGTGCTACTAGCAAGAACAGTAGGGCTTGTGCCAAAACCACTAGAAACTGTAGGAAGCGTGGTAGAAGCAACTAAATTATTGCCAATAGACAATGCACTTGCATTGTATGGGGCATATAAAGCATTACCACCTTGACCATATAAACCTAAACAGTTGTTATTGGCATCGTATTCAGCCTGAACTGGCAATAGATTGATAACTGAACTACTTGCTACGCCTGGGTTTGCCATAATTATTCCTTAGTTTTGATCGACCATAGGCAATACATATAGCGTATTAGCTGTTCCAATAGCTGTAATAGCAAAGCTAGGCGGTAC